ATGAAAAAAAGTAGGAGTAAGTCAGAAGACAGAGTCCAACGTCTGGTTGACCGTAATAAATTAATTGTTGGCCGTTTTTATTACCATAATGAGATTAAAAGGCTGCGTTTTGATGACACTATTCGGGTATTATGTGAAAAAGAGTTCTTCATCGGTGAAAGGACTGTTTCGAATGCCCTGCAGGACACTTCATTTTTCAACCTCCTCAAGGCCGATAAAAAAGCGTATCAGAAGTTGACTAAGACGTATCCGGGCTTTTGTTGGAGATAATATTTGTTTTCATTGTTTATGCTATAAAGGCGGCTACATAAGGCATTTCAAAGCCCCGTAGCCGCCTTTCCTTATAGAATACAGAAACTAAGCCATTGCACTGACGATAGCGCCAATACCCTTGTTTCTTATGGGTACTGCAATAAACCGCTTATCAAAGCCGACAATGGTTCCACGCAGTTCTGGGTCATCCATCCTGATATACATATAAACTTCCCCATCGGCTTTCATCACCTCATCTGAATAGAAGGCAAACGAACAAAACGTATCCGTAGATGAAGCCACACTGCCAAATGCAACCTTTTTATTGTTAGTAGAATTATATTTAGGAGTAATTGATGTCTGTAGCATGTTGAAACCTGCAAAGCGTTGCGGAACTCCGTCCTTGATGTCAACAATATCCTTGAAAGCCTTTACATCGAAGAGAATAAGGTCTGACAAGTGTGAAGGGTTCAATACCAGATAACGTTTGTCCAAAGGTATGTCAAGCAGGTCAAACCTTTCCTTAAGGCTAAGGATGTCGACCACAGACAATCGTTTCCTATTCCCGACAGTTTCCCCGGTTGTGGATATAACCGGGGTGTCGGCTGTGTCTTCATGAGGGGCAAAAGCGTGTGCAGCCTTTTCGGCTGTTTTGGAACGCAGTGTGTTACGGTGTCCCATTATTACGGATTCCAACTGGTCATAGCTGTACTCTATTACCTCAGGACGGTGTACGAGGGTATTTTCCGTCTCAAACTTATCCAGTTCAATACGTATCGGTTTATCCACTCTCATTGATACGGGGATGGGATAAGTGGTGTTGTTGATTAAAACTTTAGGATCCACTCCCGCAGAGGCCATGTTGATGGCATCATTCTCCACCAAAGTGGAAAAGTCTCTAACGTATTTCAGGAATGAACTGTCCGGATAGAAGTTCTCTTTTAACTGTTCCACCCATACTTCTTTGTTTAAATCTGCCATAATCTTTTGTCTTTTAATCTGTTAATATTAATTCTTGTTTTTCTCTTCATCAAGAAGTCTCTTGTATAACTCCGGGTTGCGCCTAAGTTCCTGAGGGTTGTATTTCCTCCAATCGGACAATGTCCATGCGGCTTTACCCCCTTCTCTGCCATCATCAATCATTTCCATCACGCGTACTCTGTCAGGCATTGACTTGACCAGCTCTCGAAACGTGGCAAAATCATTCTTTGCCAGTTCCTTGACCTTCGTCCTGAGAAAAGGCACATTGACCGTTTCAAATTTTCTCGGGAATTCCTCTATGAGGGACATGAACTCCTTATTGAAACCGGATTCAAACTCATTGGTCTTGTTGGTGAGGTATTGCTCCAGCTTTACCGTATCATTTCCGACAAGCATTTCAATATTGGCCTTTTCATTCTCGGTCAATATTCCTTTGTCACAAGCCATTTGCAAGCGTTGTTTGATGTCTCCAGACTTGCCTTGCGGCAAGAGTTTCCGCATGTACTGGACTGTCTCAATCACATCCTGGAACGTTGCTGTTGGTGGGAGACTCAGAACCTCCAGAAGCTGTTTAAAATTCTCTTCATTCATTGATTCGCTGTTTAAAAGTTCTACATAATTATGATAACCTATCTGTTTGTCCTTATAGTACAATTGCAAGGTATTCCGGTTACTCGGAATATCGCATATTGATATTTCCTTAAGTTCACATTGTATTACCTTGTTTCCGGAAAAACGGACATCGCGGACACCGATACTCGCAGCCCTAATAAAGCCGTCCCTCACTTGTCTTGCTACCGAACATCCCAGTTCCTGCTTTTCATCGAATACGGGTGTTCCATAGAGTTTACTATTTTCTTTTCTCAGATTTATCCATTTCCCTATCACCCCCCTTTCCCTGTCATGATTGTAATACATGACCGGATTTTCAAGAAAACGTGTCATGTCTATACCTTCCGTCATAATAATAAGACCGTGACTGTTCAAACTTTTGTCACTCAATAAGAATTCTTTCATTTCATTACTACTTTTTGATTTATTGATTTTCTAATAAGCTGTTTTACAGTATTATCGAAATTGTTCTGCAATATTGCCTCAAACTGCTTGTGAGTTTTTTTGAGTTCTTGCAGATTCATTTCGTTAATATTCTTCTTTACTGCGCCACGTTCCCGGCAGAACTTGTTTATCTTGGCACAATTCATTAGTTTATCTTCCGGAGTATCTCCATAGCTCATGCCTATTTCATAGGATAACCGATATATCCGACCGATTACTTTACGGCATTGTTCCTGATAGGTTACCTTGTCTGGCTCTGCCTGCCCTACGAGATAGTTTATCAGATACTTTGCTTCGTCAAAGGTTATATCCTTTGTACTGGTTGCCCTGCCATTGGTCAGGGAACTTATTATTCCCTGCTTGTCTTCCGGTTCAAAGCCCAACTTACCGAACATGGTCTGTATCTTCTTTAGTTGGGCTGGTGATAATGGTTTTGCTGTCATAAGGCTTTCTTTTTACATCTGCAATCATGTGTATATTCTCCCGGTACAAAACCGGGCATATCTTTCAGGTATATGGAATTAAAACGGATATAATCCAAATGCCTGACATGCTTTTCTCTATCAATCTTGTACACAAAGGCACGTGTGATGGCGAAATTCGAATATTTGACTATCTGTCCCGCTCCGCACACCACTTCTTCGAAACTTACATCTCTGGAATTATACGAAAGTACCATTTTGGAAAGGCGACGGGTAAAATAATTGATACCCAATATCACTACCGCTTCGTCACAACCGTTCATCATTGCGTCAAGCTCGCTGAAATCAAGGCTCTGTATGGCTTCTGCCATTATTATTTCGTTGTTCATGATAATTCTTTTAAATTGTTCTTGAATACCATTTGAGGAGTGCTTAAATCATCCCCTCATTTATTTGATATAGATAAATTTCGTTCATCAGGTCACCGAAACGTTTCTGGTGCCTCAGCTCACGTATTTTGTCCTTGTCCGTAATTCCATGCAGGGAGCATACTTCCTCTACCTCTTTAGGCTGTAGACCGACAAAGGAATGCCAGATGTTTATACGCCTCAAAAATTCGGCATAACCTTCCTTTTCACGTGCAGCATTCTTTTGCAGGTTGGCTTTAAAGTAAGGCATTCCAGCGAGCACTATCCCGCAGTTCCCACAAGTTCTGTCTCTTAACACCTGCAGGTACAATATCATGGCATGAGTCAGTTTTCCTGCTTCGTCTATGATAAGAAGTGGTGTTTCCAGGCGGTTCAGTTTGTCAACGGCAAAGGTCATCATGTCATTCAATGTACTGGTAAACGGCAGAGCCAGCTCACGCAGTAACGACACAAAGAACTGGCTGGCATTCATTGTCTTGTCATACGACACATAAAACACGTTCTTTTGACGGGCATACGTCCGCAGGGCGGTTGTCTTGCCCATCCCGGTATCAGCCGTTACACCCACCATGAACCTGTATTTCCGCGCCATATCGCAGGCCTTTATCGTACTTACAAAATCCGTGTTCTGATACAAGTCATTGAATTTGTCACAATTCATAAAGTTCCAGATTCTGAGGCACATTTCTTTTGAAAGTGTTTCCCATCTGTCTTTCATCAGTGCCGTTATCGTAGCGTCACTGATACCACATTTGAAGGCAAAACTCGACTTGCTCAGCCCCCTTTCCTTACAATAATCGTTAACAGCCTTTTTTATTTCGGCTTTTTCCGGTAAATTTGCGTTCGATATATTCATTTTATCAATGGTTATCAGCCTTTTATACTCCTAATATATCGGGCTGGATTAATAATCAAAACGGGATAGGTCGATTTTCTCTTCTGTCAGGAAGGGGGATTCGGCCTTCTTCTTTCTTTTCTTGTCTTCCGGTTCAGTCGTGTTCTTTTCGCAATAAACTGGAACATCGGGTACATCTGCCGGTCGTATTCCATGCCGTACGGCAAAATCTGCTAGCGTACCCTTGCGCTTGTATTCCTCAAAAGTCGCCTTAGGTGTCAGCAAGGGATTCATGACATACGCCACATCCGGGTCGATGGCAACCGCTTCACGGTGGATTCTGTCACGTTCTTTCCGGGCTTCATTATCTATTCCTGCCAGGCGGCCTTTGTGCTTATACATCTGTTTTGTATCCTCTTCTGTCTGGTCTGCCAAAGCGGAATGGGCATACATTTTCCGTTGAACGGTATCTACATATTCATCCGTTTTAAGGTCGAACAGATAGATTTCGTCAAATGTCACGTAGCGAATACCGAAAGTCTTATTATTCAGTTTGTTGAATTGCTTGGAGGTCAACTCAAAAGCATATTTTATTCCACCACGTTCTATAACTATCTGTCCTCTGCTTGCTTTTGCTTCTGAACGTCTGATAAAGAGTTGGGCTGTTTCCATTTCTGTTACATTGAAAGACTTCTTTATTCTACTGGCATCATTTACAGCCTCCCGATAGCGTTCATCAGGTGACTTGCCGTCTTTCCCCTTGGTGCTGTTGTATTCTTCAACACAGCGGCCTGCAATCAGTATTATCTGCTCTCTGGTAAGTGGGTTCTTGACCGCCTTGTCTATCATATCTTGAGTAGGACGACCGCTTTTCACTTTACTTTTAACACCTTGCCCGATGTAACCATATTCATCTTTGCAAAAATTATCCCCAAATGTTCTGAAGCTCCGTTCTACCTGTGATTTACGCCGGGGATTCATGGAAACAGTCCAGTGCACGCCTATCCGTTCCAGCGCAGTTTTGAGGTGGGTTGCTTCTTTTGTCTGGTTAAAGCTATGATTATCAGATACGATTTCAAAAGGAAGCACTTTAGTATTTGAAACAGCGTTTTCAAGTCCTTTCAGAATGGTTTCTGTATTCTCTGAACTATCTATAAACGTTCCTAATACCTTACCGGAGTAAACATCTATTACCCAAAATAGGGAAAGGGTTTGCCAGCCCTTCATATAGAAAGGCAATCTCCATCCGTCAATCTGCCATTGGGAATTTGCATTTTGTGCCGGAATAAGTCCCATATATGGTTTTTGATTGTAATGGAAATCAGCAGCACCGTTACGAAGCGAGTAACATTGAATTTCCAATCGTCTGAAAGCAGCCTTAACCCAACTGAGGGAAGGCTTCTCCCATCCTTTGATATCGCATGCCTTACAAATTTTCTTATGTATTTGTGGCTGATTATACCGCTTTTGGGATGACATGCAGTCCAGTATCATTTTCTCATATCTGGCATCGAACTTCTTAGCGGCAGGAACGTACTTTTTTATTAATAAACGTTCTATCCCCTCATTAATACATGTCTTTATCGCAAGACAGAAAGATTCATATACATACCAGTTCGGATAAATCTTGCAGAATGCCTGCCATACATCCCGAAGGGGAAAACGGCATTTTTCCTCCAAACATTCGTCTTTGATGGTGAGTACTTCTTCCAGTACGGCATGTTTCTGAGAGTATTCCAATACCTTTTCTGGAGAAAGGTTGTATTTCAAGTAAATATCCCGGTAGGTAGGGTATAGGTTCTCTTTGGCAGGTAACAAGCGTTCATACATTCCTTGAATGTACCTTTCATCCCGTTCCTTCTGCTGCATCCGGATGATACTTTCCTTGCTGGGAAGTTTAGCACGAGTGGGGGCAGGAATGGATTCATAGTAGACAAATGCTCGTCCGTCCCTTTTAGTAATAATAGCTTGTCCACGTTTCACCCAATTATCAATAGAATTTCGACTAATACCCTGATTGATAATCCATTCATATGATAAATAAAGCGTTTTTTCTTCCATTCTTACCCCACTTTATTCTGATAATAAATTCTCTATTTTGTGTTTATTTTCTAATAGCATATTATAAACACAATCTCGAACCTGTTCAGTTCCTTTCATTTCTTTTCCCTGCAATATTCTACTTACAGTAGATTGTACAATATGCACTTTGAAAGAGATTGCAGAAACTGAACCATGAGGTAACAGCTTAGATGCTTTTTCTAAATTTAGTTTTTTCAT